TGTCTTCTGGGACATAACACCACATGTCGTAGAACCAGCTTGCCGTTCCATCCGGGGTGCTGATGAAGAGTGCCCAGCCTTGTTTGTCGGCGAGGGCGGGACGGATGACTTCGAACCAGACAGCGGAGTCCATGTAGGCGGCTTCGTCGAGGACGACGCCAGACAGGCTGCGGCCTCGGAGGGCCATGGCGTTTTCGGTGCCTTTGAGTTCGATGGTTGAATCGTTAATGAGTTCGAGTTTGAGATCGGTTTCGTTTTTGCTGCGGATGTATTGCGGTGGGACGATCTTTTTTAGTACTTTCCAGGCGATGTCTTTTGCCATGCGGTACGTGGGGGCGCAGTAAAAGAAGGTTTCGCCGGGACGTGCCAGGGCCTTGGTGAAGAGTTCGATGCAGGCCAGGTAGGACTTGCCGAAGCGGCGGCCTGCGACAAGGACTCGGAAGCGTTTTTTGCTGTAAAAAACTTCGGATTGAGCCTTTTTGAGGCTGATGTCAATCGTGTTGCTCATTTTCGACGTCGATAATTTCGGCTTGGGGGAGTTGGGCGGCGTCCGATCCAGTGATTTCTGGGGGTGGTTCGACGGTGACGCGGATTTCGGGGAGGGAGCTGGTTTGTTCGGGCATGTCGCAACCGACTTGACGTGCCAGGGAGTCGAGGACGTTGGCGGCGGTTTGCATTTGGCCGCGTTTCATGGCGGCGTTAAAGAGGCGCTGGCGTTGCATGAAGATGCGACCGGCCATTTTGGTGCGTTCGCGTTCGAAGTCTTCGGCGACCAGTTCGTAAACGCCTTTCCAGTCGCGCCAGGCAGTGGCGATGCCGATTTGTTCTTTGGCGGCGTGTTCTAGTACCAGTTGACGTACAGGAAGACCTTCGAGTTGGCGTTTGTAGAGGCGTTGGATGCGTGCCTGTTGTGCTTCTTTGGTGCTTTTGGGGCCAAATGGTCGTTGCCTTTTTATTTCATCCTGCTTTTCTGCCTCGTCATCAAAGCCGCTGTCGTACTTATTAGCGGTGTCTTCCGCCATAATTTGCTGCATTCCGTTTTTACTCTATCAACTTTGATAAAAATAGCGTATTTGTATTATTTTGCCCTGCGGTCGACGTTCCAGGCAAACTTGACCCCTGCCCCCTAGCACAGTATGATATGGGGGTAGTACATTAGTGATTTCTGATGATGTTTGAGTAGGTTCCCGGGCAGACGAGTACATTTGTACTATTCTGAACCCTACCCCCTAAGTAGTACAGCAGTACCATAAGATTATCCAATGATTAAATTGTCACAAGGCGAAGGCGTTATGTAGCACTTTTGGCCCTATACTATGTGCAACGAAGCGAAGCACACCAGCCGACCTTCGCCACAGCCAACCGGACACACACGCGCCAACGGCGAGCAGCTCTGCTGTGACCCGACGGAGCCAGGCAAGCCGGGGACGCTGGAAAAATCTATTCGAGGCGTGCCCGTCTCTGCATACTGTGGTGCTTCAGACTGCCCGAAGAGTCTGACTCGGTGGCCCCGATCGCGTGAAATAGCGGGGATTTAACAAAGCATCCACTGATTCTCACCGAACCATGAAAACGACTGTTCAGACGACCCACTCGATCGACAATGCCAACCTGAGCCTAAACAGCTCGAGCGTCACTGTCACCGATAGTGGGTCGCACGATTCCGTTACGATTCAGGGTCTTAACCGTGTTCAAGTTGCCCGTGAGTTGCGTTACTGGTTGCTTTACCAGCAACACTCTCACGACATCAGCGATCGCGGGGCGATGCTTAAAGCATTGCAACAGATGCAGGAGTCTCTCACGGAAACGATCGCCACATTCTCTCCGGAGACTGAGGAGGTCACCAAGTGAGACATATCGTCACCCGTTATCACGGCGTCGATGCTGGCTGGCTCCCCATGCGGGAGGCCAGTCGGCCCCGGCTCAAGGCAGATGCTGAACGACTCGCTGCTTTCATGCGGCGAATCGATCCGCTCCACTGCTACCGAGCAACGGCTCTAGAACCTGAACTCCCTAGCTTCATCTGATCATGTATCAAGTGTTCCAACTGTCAGAAGACGGTTTCGAAATGTCTCTCGGCTACTTCCCGACTTATGAAGACGCAGACAATGCGTTGGAAGATTTCTGGAACTGGCGACCGCACGCGGTCATAGACATCCGAGAGTTGCCATCTGGTAACTAATCAAACGACCCAGGACTTTACATCCTGGGTAACACTTTCTACCTAAAACCATGGTTGCTGAAACTTACAACGGATGGTCCAATTACGAGACCTGGAATGTTGCTCTCTGGATCCAGAATGATTTCAATCTGTACTCAATAGGGTGCAGCTGCGGTGATTACGCTGAATTCCTCAGTTACATCACCGACGGAATCATTCAACCAAAAACACCAGACGGCGTTTATTTTGACAATGTTTTTGTCAATTATCCCGAGCTGGATGAAATGATTCAGGAGCTGGCCTGATGATCGTCGAGAAATACGACTTGCCTTCTCACTGGGCAAGTTATTTAATCAACGGAGACGCCACATCGTTCAGCCTGAATGATGATGGCGGAGACGCTGAAATTGCACTAATCGACGAAATCATCGCAGACATTGACACTAAGGGTGGCGCGATCATCACTTGCTCTGAAGAATCCTTCTTTAGCAAGTACCATGACGCGCAACCTTACGGCGTCCTCGCCTGCGATTGCCTCGAATACACGTTCTATTTCTGAGCCCCTACGGGGGCTTTTTTATTCCCCAAAGTAGAACTGCTCGCAGAACCAAAGAAGAGCGTTGGTATCCACGTTGTAAGTTGAATCGGTCCACGGCTTGAACCAGTCCTGATGTTGAATGATTGGCCTACAGCCTGACTGCCAGGCAACCGACCCACGATCCAACTCGCCAATGATGCGACAAGCAGGGCCGCCGGTAGAAAGCAGGATCTCGAATTCTTCAGGCTGCTGCTCAGGAGTGCCGGGAACGTACCAGCCAGAACGAACCAGCACGGTCAGCGGCATCTCTTGCGCGTACTCGCTGATTGCCTCTTGCAGGCTGTCAGCGGTTGCACCTTCAATGTCCCAGGCAAGATCCTGAAGGATGTAGTTGGCCTCATCGGTCAGCGGCTGGCTTTGGTCAGCGTCCCAGCAGTGCAGCTCATAGAGGGCCTCGATGGTCTGAGCATGGCCGGTAGCGTTGGCTTCGGCGTGGTTGGTGTCTGTTGCTGTTGTCATAGCCTGTAGGTGTGGCGTCCCACCAATATGGCCTACGTTCCAGGTAGTCGTCAAGCGGTGTCCGAAAATTCCGATATATCCAAGAATTCCGGTTTCCCCGATTGTTTTGTAGTAGGGTTAAGCCGAAACGTTCCAGCACTATGGAAACCAGCTGTTTCGCGAACACCGACCATCGGGAGGTGTGAGCATGGCAACGTCCCAGGAAATCGAGCAGCGGCACTCAGTCATCCGTGGATGGCTTGAGACCGGCGCGAGCCACGCAACAGTAGCCACGATGGTCAGTGCCCGCTTCGGCCTGAGTCGCTCCACTGCCTATTCCGATATATCCAAGGTGCAGGCCACCATCGACGCATCAGATGACGGACCAAGCACTGAGGAAGCCTCAGAGCATGACGTGGCTGGCGTCCTTGGAATGCTCCAGCACCAGTTCAACATTGCAGCCGCTCAAGGTGACGTCCCAGCAATGACCAAGCTGGTAGGCGCCATTGACAAAGCCAAAAAATGGCAAGGCTATTCGCTATCGATCCAGGGCTCAGCCAACAACGGTTACGTCTAGAGGCTGAGACTCACGAGACCCAACACTAAACACACGAACCACCATGAAAACAGATCGCCTGTCAGTTTCCTGTAGCAGGGAGATTGACTTAAAAATGATCCGGCACCTTGCTGAGTTAAGCGGTCAATCAGTTTCAGCTATGGCTGATTGCTGTTTGTCTGAGTACCTACAGCAAAATTATTTGCGATTGGCGGAATTCTATGAGAATGCACGTTCCAGGTTGAATGATCAGGCGGCTAAGCCTCACTAGACCCAACACTAAACACACGAACCACCATGGACAACGAACTTTACAGAGCCCAAGAAAACCTCAGGATGATGGGAACCTGTCCCACTTGGTATGACCACCTCAACAAAATTGAGGCAGCAATGGCAGAAGAAGAGCGCATATATAAGATTCGTACCAAGGCAGGCTGGGAGGGTGACCCGGACGGTTGGTGCGCCCCACACCCTGAGAAGCCTGGCGAGCTTATTACCGAGTGGGAATGGATGCATTATGGGCTGCCTTACCCGGAGGACGAAAACTAAGCGGCTAAGTTCTCGAAATACCGTTCCACCCGCTCAGTAAAAACCTGCTCGCAGCCCCTTAATTCAAGGTCCGTAAGGTATCTGACTTGAGGGGCACCTGTTCGGCGTGCCACAACAATCGCACCACCCACAGGGCGAATACCTGTCATATGCCGCAACCCTAAAGAATATGCTCCGAGTTGACACTGATAGTTGAAAAGCATTTCTTCGCTGCGTTCGCGTTGGCTGGTTTTCCAGTCGATGACCATGGGGCCTTTGCCTTGAATGTCCAGCAGGGCATCGCACGTACCAGCAAAACCGGCTGGATGGTGAATGGAAAATTCGACGGCATGAATGGCGGTTACGTTCTTGCTAATCCAGCCGCGTAGGCCGCGTGCGTAGCCAGCAGCGCTCCAGGGGACTCTAGGAGCCCCTTGAATGGCCCTTTCAAGGCCCCAAGCGGTGATCGATCCAGGGCAACGTTCCAGGCCGTCTGAATGGGTTTTCCAGACGTTGCGTTTGTTGGCCGCTTTTCTTGCTAATTGCGAGCCTAATCGGAGGATATGCTCTGCGTGGTTGTGGGCAAGGGTGCCTCGTGTTGCAGCGGTTTCCCGATCTTGTTCGCTACCTGGACGAGCCAGCCAACGTTCCAGGCGCTCTTTTTGCTCAGGCGGCGCCGTAGCTCCCAGTATGTGGGTGACGCTATGAAACACGCCGCCAGCGTCGTCCCGATAAACGCGCCAGTTGAAATCGGTTCCAGTGTCATCACGTACCAGGGAACTTTTGCGTAACTTACTCAGCCTGGCTTGTGCTTCAGTAACCATGTTTGCGTTAGCTGATTAACTTTTGGCGGGACTAGATGGTGTGAGCTTACCCAGCCAAATTCATCGCCAACTGCTACACGAACCATGCCGTCATCTGTATTGGTTATGACGGGTTCAGGAATCCTGTGTTCGGCCATACGTTCCATGGTTTTTATACAGCTGATATAAGCCGATAAAGGTGCCGTGGAATGGGTGCTCCTTCATATATCGAAGGTCTGCTTGGTAAAGACGTTCCAGGTATTCGACTCTCCCTTGTTGTTCCTTGATGTCTTCCGCTCCGTAGGCCATGCAAATACTATTTCCCAAATTGATATTAGCAATAAAAAAGGCCACCGTCCCACGGGTGGCCATCTCTTTGAACGCAGGGTTGTCCACTACCCTTGCCAATACTACTACAGCTCAACGGGTGTAGCAAACACCTCGGTAACAAAGGTTGGCGGTTTTAGCGATTGCGTTTTGAGCAGTTTGAAGTGCTTGCTTCTTCTGCTCTTTGCGCTGGATCAGGCTGAGAACGTTCATGGGTTTGGTAGCAACGGTTACTAAATAACATATATCGGGTTTAGTTTGGGTGGTGTTCGCCCCAGCACAACAAAACCCCCAGCCGAGGCCAGGGGTTCTGAAGCTTGTTCTGGCCTATAGCTGCCCAAGGACCTGCACAGCTATAGGAAAGAAACGGATGTCACATAGATGACCAGTCGAGCACGGCTAGTCGATCCACCCGGTGATGAAGCGGATGGTATGTGATCATCAGTGGACCTCCGGGTTTCCCCTTTGGCACTGACGGTAATGACGTCACAAGGGAACGAAGTCCGCCGCAACGAAAATTACTCAGAAAGAATAGCACAGTTAGATCAGTTCTAGGTAGTGCTCGATCGCCTCTCGGAAGCTGCTTTCATGGCGTTCCAGCCATTCTTTTTCATAAAGCGCAACCCCGCAACGTTTGCCGTTCACAAGCTGATCTTGTGATTTTGGGTCTCGACCGTTTTGGCTGCGGTACATCCGCTTCACTTCCTTGCCGATTTTGTGGGCAATCGGCGTTGCTTTGTGGCTAGGGCACTTCAGTTCAATCAAATACTCCGAAGTAGTTAGCTCTTTTGCAGGTTCCAGCTCTGGTGCTGTTCCCCCCGCCGCCTTCATCGCGGTATTGAGCACAACGTCGCGTAGAAGCATTTGAGCGCGATCGTCGATACCGCCAAGACGTTCCAGCAACTGGATGCTGCGGTCAACTGTGTCCAGCACCGTTGGTGCAAGAACTGGTTGAGTGTCCCGCATTTGGGACACTTGCTCCAAAAACCAGCCGTCCATCCAAACGGCAAATTGAGGAGACAACCATCGAGCGAGATCCACAGCGACCCGCTCGTGGACCCATGTGCCCTGCGCTTCGCCACCTCGGACTGAGATGACTAATCCGGTTGGACCCGTTATTGGTTTTCCAATATCGGTCGAAAGCGCCGTTAGATAACTGGTCGCGCGATCGGTTTGCCAGTAGTTACTCCAGAGCTTGCCGTTGGCTTTGCACATGGCGGTGGCGTTGACAAAGCCGTCAGTTGTGCGGCGGCTGATTGGTGTGCCCTGCCAAGAGCGGGTTTCGAGTTGTGCGAGTTGCGAGATGTGTAACAACAGGATTCTGTAGCGACGCTGTTAAATACTAGAGCAAAAAGAAAACCCCAGCCGTAGCCAGGGTTTTCAATGCGGCGGGCGTCACTACAACCGCACAAAGAATGTAACACAAGTAATACTTAAAAGAGCGATAAACTTCTTCTAAGTTTCACAATCAGTCAGCCTTGAATGGGTGGCCGCCAGTGAGAAGGCGGGTGATGTCGAAGCCGTTCTTCACCGCTTCGTCCCAGGCAGCATCGACTGTGGCTTGAGTGTCCTTTTTGCGGGGCACGGGGCGCAGGCCATACATGTCGGGAGAGACGGTGGCGGCCTTCGTCATGATGAAGTCCCACTCAGTCATGTCGCTGTATTCCTCGACTTGTGAAATCTCGTCGAGTTCTTTTTGCAGACCTTTCTGCGTCAGGCTCAGCACTTGAATGCGCTTGATGTCGAAGTTGTAGATCGGCATTGCGATGGCGAACTTCTGAGGCTCTTCCGTTCCATCGTCTTTGGTGCGGCGGCGGTAGTTGGCGCCCATCTCCTGCTCGATGTCGTCGGCAGTGGCTTCGTTGGAGAAGCGGAATGGCTTGCCTTTGCCGGTCTCGTCTTCGCCCCAGACCTCGAAGTAGCAAAGGGGTTCGTTGGCCAGAATGGCAAAACGCACTTGGCCGTCAGCCTTCACTTTGCTGGGGCTCAGGTAGTCGTTGCGGCTGCCGCCTCCTCCTTTGAAGGCGTCGCTGTGTTCTTTGGGGATGAAGCTCATGGTTTAGATGCTGCGGGCTATGCCCAGTGCCTCTCCACCTTACTACAAACGCAAGGTTTGACATTCCCCATAGAATAAAAAAACCCCCAGTGCCCGTCGAAGCAGCTGGGGATCTGAGTAGTCCCGTTTGGGACTCATTTTGTAGTTCTTTGCAACTTTAACAGATGTCGAAGCTTCCTGCTTTCGTTCGCTCGCTTCCAAGCGCTTGGGCTACCTGCCCGATATATGCCAAAGGCGTAAAGCTTCCCTCCGGTAAAGAGGCTTGCGGTAAGTCACCTCTCGGTAAGACGCACCACGAAGATTGGTCTCCTGCTGAGACTGCTCTGCACATTGAGCGGAATCCTGACGAGTTCAAGGCCGTCGGTGTCTTCACCGGACCACGCAGCAATGGCTTGGTCATCCTCGACATTGATGCCAACCTGACGCAGCTCAAAAAGAAGTGGGGTAAAGACCTCGCTGCTGCGCCGGTCATTAAGTCAGCCAAGAAGAATGCGGCGAAATATCTCTTCTACGTTCCACGGGAGTATTGGGGTGAGGTTGATGGCCTGAGTCTCAGCGCCAGCAATGAAGGCTGGGAAGTGCTGTGGGGCCGTCAGGGGCTTGTAGGCGGCGCTTACAAGGATTCGGGTGTCTATACGCAGGAAGGCGACTTCGAGGCCATTCCAGAGGCTCCTGAGTGGCTTCTGGCATATATGAAGGAGTCTTTTCGCGGTAAGCAGAAGACTGACGAGGGCAAGAAAGATCCCCGCTACGGGATGCGCTCCACCGAGGAGCTTTGCCTGATCGTTAAAAACTGCTTGGCGGTGATTCAGCCGCAAGGACGTGGCAGTGAAGACCAGTGGTGGCGCATCGGCGCAATGATCCACTCTGAGCTTCCTGGTGAAGAAGGTCTCGAACTTTGGCGTGAGTGGTCGCAGCGGGACGATGAATACGCCGACGACTGGGAAAAGAACGATCCATGTGCTGATCGCTGGGAGTCAGGGTTTAAGTCAGGCGGTGGTCTTGGTCTGGGCAGCCTCATTCAGCTAGCTGATCACTACGACCCAGACAGAAACCGCTTCGTGAATGATCCTGCTGCAAAGCAGGTGATTGATGAAATTCACCAGATGGCGGTTTCGTTCCGTCAGGCTGTTCTGCCGTTTGAGCAGGTCATCGAGAAGGCCAAGAAATATCTGGAGCTGGATAACCCGGCTGAGATGAATTACAACCTCAATAACTTGGCGCTCCAGGCCGGTTATCGGGATCAGCTTTCCCTTGAGAAGCTGATTGTTGATCAGATTCAATTTGAGGGTGCCAAGGGTCTGATGGGTGCTCAGGATTTGATGGATAGCGATCAGGAACGCAACTACCTGATTCCTGATGTGTTGCCACATCCCTCTGTGGTGCTGATCTACGGCGCTGGTGGCGACGGCAAGTCCATGTCGGCTTGGACTATTGCGAAACACATTGCGACTGGTGCTCCTTTCATCGTCAGGGGTAAGCCCGTTCCAGTCCAGAAAGGTCCGGTGCTGCTGCTGAATGGTGATCAGCCGCTGGTGCAGCTCAAAGAGCAGCTTCAGGAGGTTGACTACCCAGCCGACAGCGACACCTTCATCCAGACCGATTGGGCGCTCCAGCGCTATGCACAGTTCGTGAAGCTGATGCACGACATCAAGCCGAAGCTGGTGGTCATTGACTCGCTGATCGGCTGCTCTGGTGGCCGTGCCTTTGACGAGAACAAGAGCGACTTCGCTACGCCGCTGTACTGGCTGACCCGGAACAACGGTGTGCTGTTCCCTGCCACCACGATCCTGATCGTTCACCACGCCAACAAGCAGGGCGGCTTCAGAGGAACCTCAGCCATCCGTGACGCTGTGGATGAGACCTGGGCACTTAAGAAGCCCACGAAGGAGCAGGTGGAAAAGGGCATCGCTCCAGCTCACTCTCGCCTTATCACCATCGAGAAAAGCCGTTCTGGGCGCTCTGGTACGTCTCTCCTGATGCGTATGGAGGATGACCTCAGCTTCTCGGTGGCTGATTTCACCCCAGAGGTGGATCAGAGCAACGTTTCACCCAGCAGCGTTCAAGACCGGGTGCTGCAGCGGTTGCGGGTGATTCATCCACGGACGGCAACCAAGACCGACCTCAATGCCGATCCACTCGTTGGCGGCAAGGTGGCGGCCATCGGGAAAGCGCTCCAGCGGCTGACTAAACGGGGTCTCATCACTGAGGTTTCTCTTGAGGCCCGCTCAGGTGATTCGAGATACAAAAACAAGACGTACCAAGCAGTACTCGCGTGCGGGGCCTTGCCAGAGCTTGTCCACCCTAAGCAAATCCCTTCTCCTGGAACGGATGTCAGGGTGGACAACCAGGGTGGACAGGAAGAATTGTCCACCCTGCGGCACGATGCAAGCTTCTACACTTACGAACCACCGGAGTTCGGTGGTGCTCCTTGTCGCAGCTCGGCTTCCGTTGAGGGTGGACAACCCCCTGCTGAAACGGCACCTTGTCCACCCTCAGAAGTCAGTGGTGGAGCGGAAAGTGCCCAGGGTGGACAACCTGAGCAATATCCCCGCGCGAGGGAGGGTCAAAGGTCTGAAGGTGAGCTACAGCAATCCCGCGATACCGCATGGGATATGTGGAACGTTCAATCAGACACCTAAAAACGCTGTATCTTTATGGGGACATTTTTGTCCCCTTTACTACAACAAACACTTGTGGCCTACGACATTAAGGTTCCCGACGGCGTTCTTACTGCTGCTGAACGACTCTCATTGAAAGACTTACTGGACTCGCCTTCGTTCCAGTGCTTTTTGATCAGTGCGATCGGCAATGGCATCCAAAATTTTCACAAGTTTTCGGATGTCACCGATGACCGTGACGAGTTTTTGATGTTCCGCTTGGATCAGATCTTCAAGGGCATTCCTTACGACACTCGCAGGGCTTGCTTCGATGAGGTGGCTCGTCTGTACCGCGAACGCCGTGAAGAACGAGAAGAGCGGCGCTATTGAGTCTCGATTTCACTAGGCAGCCAGCCTTTTTTCACCATCTGGTTGATGGTGTCTTGCTGGTGTAAGTAGAGCTGCATCAGTTTCACTGACATCTGCTGCAGCTCACCTATATCTGTGCAACCCTCAATCTTGCGGCGGAAGCGCTGGAGCGCAAAGCTGCGATGCATCTCCATCGTCCCACCTCAATAACTACTACTACATTATGGCTAGGTATTTACAGAATGGGCACACTGGTGGTAGGCCGAGGCGTCCGATGGAGCTGACGACCATCACCTATTACAAGGTCTCGGAAGTCGAAGGTTTCCTTGCGGTGGCTCGATACACGGCCTACAACCCTGACGGTCTGCCGGAAGCGATTTGCGAAGACTTCTACGCAGACGATCCAGAAGAGTTCTGTCGCCTTGAAGAAGACACGCACACGGCACTTACCGGAGGCATCGACGTTTCCATCATGAGTGCTTATGAGTCAGATATATTCCCGGTGATCTCGACATACCTGACTCTTTAAGTGCTACATTTGACGAGTTCCTGCCAAACTAGGCATGATTGAAATCCTTGACCTCCAAAGCTTCGAGCTTGTCGAAGGCCCCACTGGCCATTTCGTCCGCTACGTCGCCACCATCGCTGACATCGTCCAAACGTCACCTGCAACCCGCTACGACCCGCCGGAGTTCGGTAGTTCGACTTGCCGTGGTTCGATCTCCATCGGTGACGACGACCCACTGCCCAAGACAGAGCAGCAGTTCATGGACTTGGCTCGCGATGTTTACGACTGGCAGCCCATTGAGGACACCTACTGATGACTAGCAACAGTTACATGGGCCGCAAGAAGTTGTACGACAATTACCCGTTCCAGGTTCAGGCTTGGCGTGAGGGCCGCTGGAACGCTGTGAGCTGCCACATGACGGCGAAAGCTGCTCAGAAAGGTCTCGCGCAGATCCGCAAGTGCCAGCCTGGTTCACCTCATCTCTACCGCCAGGTTCACTGCACAAGCGACGATTACATCTGGGTCGACCCATCCAACAAACAAGCTCTTCAAGCATCATGATCATTTCCACCTACAAAGACGATTGCCCTTTCTACGCACCAACTCGCTGGACACGTACGGTTTCCGGTACGCCTGAGTTTCTACGGACCGTTCGTGAGGCTATGGAAGAAAGCGCCGATTACGTCGGTGTCTTTGATGACGAAGGTGCCTGTAAAGGTATCTGGTGCCGTGAGGCCGAGGCTGAGTACGGCGAAGGCGAGTGCTACGACGTGATGTATGTCGTCAACCAGTGTTACGTCCTAGAACGACCAAATAAAAGCTGGAGCTTTAACTATGTCCTCAAACGACTTGTCGACAAGTGATCTAGTCAACTCACCGGCCCACTACACACAGGGCCGGTTTGAGGCGATTGATGTTATCGAAGATGTCATTCGCCACGCACCAGACCCCATTAGTGGTATGTTGCTTGGGAACACGTTGAAGTATTTGCTTCGCGTGTGGTTTAAAGCTTGTCCGCACCAGGACGCCTCAAAAGCTCGTTGGTATCTCGACCGCCTGATCCAGCATTTGGAATCAGACCAAGCGGCTGAGCTGTACAAGCGCCTCGAAGACAATCCACCGCCTTTCGATGATCCGCTCCAATGACCATGCCCTTTTTTGACAACTCGCTTGAGGATCTCTCTACGGAGAAAAAGATCTTCTTTGCTCGTACCAACGCCAACTGGTATCTCGACGATTCCGGCTGGTACGCACCAGATGGGACTCATGAGTCCGACTGGGACGGCGTATTTCCTGAAGAACACCTCTTTTAACTCAATGCCCCACCCACCTGAATACCCCTTTGATCTTGCAGCAAAAAATTTAGCATCTCAAATTTTTACCGAAGCTGTTAAGCGTTACGACCTGTTGCCTTTGATGCAGAAAGCTTATGAAATGGAAGAACCGGGCTTTATGCAGACAGCCCATTCTCTTGCTATGCGATCTTGCGCTTTAGCTATGGCCTTTAACAGGGCTGCTGATGATTTTGACGACCAAATCGAAGAGCACGTAAAAAGCAAAAAATGACCTACACAACGTATTTCGGTGTCGAGCATCTCGACAAGATTTTTACTGCGACCAGGATTGCGTTCGATACGGAAACGCTCCAGCTACAGCCTGAGATGGGGAAGCTTCGGCTGCTTCAGTTTGGTGCTGAGTCCACTAAGTCGATCGTTGTCATCGATTTGTTCGATGTAGATGATGATGGCTGGGACAAGATTGACTCTTTCTTGCAAAACGGCGAGCGCGAGTGGCTCGCGCACAATGCTGTGTTTGATCTTGGCTGGTTCCAAGAGTGTGGTTTGCGGTTGAGAGGCCGCGTCTACTGCACCATGCTCGCCAGCAAGTTGGACATGAACGGGTTTCCAAACCTCAAGCATGGCTTAGCCCACTTAGCTAACCGCTATTTGGAGTTGGACATTTCCAAAGAGCAGCAGGCATCTGACTGGAGCGCTCCAGTGCTCAGCAAAGAGCAGCTTGAGTATGCCGCCAAGGATGTGGAAGTTCTGCTGAAGCTTGATGCGGTTCTTCCTGGGAAGATCGCAGCTGCCGGTTTAGACCCTGCTTACTCTTTGGAGTGCAAGGCGCTTCCGGCCATGGCGCAGATGTGGCGCACTGGCCTGCCGTGGAATCGTTCCAGCCTGGAACAACTTCGTAAGGATTATGAACATGACATTGCGGCACTCTCTAAGGACTTTTTGTTTGAACTGGATGAAGCCCTTCCAGAAGGACACAAACTGCCCCGAGAAACAGACGCTCGATTGGCTTATCTCAAAGAGAGACTCACAGAGATGGGTAATGATGACGTTCTGCGAGAGCGGTGGTTCAGGGAAGTGGAGGATATTGAAACTTCCCCGGCAGTATTTAACTTACGACCCAAGGACGAAGGAAGCATTAGGTTGGGGACCAAAAAATACAAGGGTTTTAATCTCAGTTCACCGAAACAGCTTCTGGAAAAGTTCACTGCTCTCCTTGGGGAGCAACCCGTTGATGGAAAAACGGGTAAGCCAAGCGCGAGCCGGGCGGCGCTCCAGGCTTATGCGGCTGATCACCACGTTATTCAGACCTACTTGGCTTGGAAGAAAGCTGAGAAACGCCGCCAGATGGTCGATTCAATCTTTGAAAAACTTGATTCCGATGGTTTTGTTCGTGCCAGCTATTTGCAGCTCGGGGCCGAAAGTGGTCGCATGTCCTGCATCAAACCCAACAACCAGCAAATCCCAAGAGACGAAGACTTCCGTCGGTGTGTGGAAGCTCCTGATGGTTGGGCTCTTGTGGATGCTGATTTTGGTCAGATGGAACTTCGATTGGCTGCTGCGGTCGCGGAAGATTCGCGCATGATCAAGGCGTTCCAGGACGGCGAAGACTTGCACACGGTTACAGCTGAAGCTATTGGCTGTACCAGGCAGATCGCCAAGTCAGCAAACTTCGGCCTGCTGTACGGCAGTGGTGCGAAGGGTCTACGCAACTATGCGGCTGGCGTTGGCATCACCATGCCCGTCGAAGAGGCTGCTGAAATCCGTAAGCAATGGCTTGGAACGTACCAGGGCATTGCCAAGTGGCAGCAGCAAAACGCTGAAGATGCTGAAAAGACTGAAGGCAACAAGTGGGCCGAGGTTCGCATTCCTAAGTCGAACATGCGCCGGTTTTTGCCGGGTGACATGAACCGGCTGACGGTTCGGTGCAACACGCCGATCCAAGGTGCTGGTGCGGCGATCTTGAAATGCGCTCTTGGTAATCTTTGGCCTGAGCTGGAGAAAGTTGGTGAGGTCGAGGCCAGGATTGCGGCCTGTATTCATGACGAAATTTTGTTGCTCGTCAAGGAAGACAAGGCTGAAGAGTGGGCCGCCAAGCTAAAACGAATAATGGAGGACGCAGAAGCAATGTGGCTAGGCGATATTCCGCCGCTTGCTGAGCCGTCTATCGGTAAACGTTGGTCGGAGATCCACTGACATGGTCAGCATCCATCACACGTCCCAGGGATGGGCTTTGGTGCGTTCAGAAAATCTGGGCTACTACACTTCGCTTGGGGATGTGATGGATGCGGCTTATGCGGCCACTAACGGGACGGGAGATAATCATGCGCTATCTCCAGTACGAAATCAAACGTGCCACCACAGCGGATCTGCAGCGGGCGGCTGAGTTTTTAGAGGGTGCCAGACTTATTCGCCAGGGTTGCACTAAGCAACGAAGTGAGTCTCGTGAGTCTCAGGCGCAGGGGTGGCGGAAGCATGTGGATGATTCAATTACTTGGTAGCACATTGTTAGACTGTTAGGTAGCAATCAACAGACTCTGTGGCGATCAAGCACGGGAATAAGACATATATGCAGATTTTGCTGGATCCGAATCGAGCTGCTTTGTTGATGCAGCTGGCTGACGACCACAAGGTACGTCCCACGGCATGGATTCGTGATGTGATCTACAAGCAGCTGGAGCTTTGCGTCTCGTCTGAGGATTACAAGAACGCTTTCGAGGCTGATCAGGAGGTGTGGAAGGAATCGATTCGCCGTCGCGTCGAGGGAAGGGCAAGACCCAAAAAAGATGTGCAAGACAGCGAATAAACCAGTTGCCGACTGGTTTTATTGTGATATTTTGCAGGGGCACTTCAAACGCCTCATGCGTTACGCTCTTTCGATCTCACACAAAACCTATTTGGCTGCTTGCTACGAAGCGACCGGTAGCGGAATTCTGCTTACTGAAAAAGTAGAGGATGCTTGTTCCTATGTGTCCTGGGAAAAAGCAGTTGCGGTTGCTAAGGCTGTCGCTCCATCCGTTGGCACACTTCCCTGCATCGTGGAAGTTAGTCACTGAGTGGAAAGTTTTACTGCCTACCTCAAGGAAATCGGTCGGTATCCGCTGTTGACCAAGGATCAAGAGATCCTTTTGGCTAGACAGGTTCAGACTTGGGTGGCTAACGAGAACCTCACGCCCCAGCAAAGAAAGCGTGGTGAGAGGGCCTACCAGAAGTTGCTCAACTGCAATCTTCGGCTTGTGGTGTCGATCGCTAAGCGGTACACCAACAAGTGCAGAAGGACCGAGTTATTTGACTTGGTGCAGGAGGGCAACATGGGCCTCGCTCATGGCATCAAGAAGTTTGATCCTGAACGTGGTTATGCGTTATCCACCTACGTTTATTGGTGGATACGCCAAAGTATTACAAGATACATTGGTACGTATGACCGCGTGATTCGGCTGCCGTCCCACGCATTTGAGATCTTGGCAAAGCTAAGGAATTGGACGCCGGTTTTTGAGAACACTCACGGTCGCAAGCCAACGCTTGAAGAATGCGCTGAGTTTTGTAAAACCAGCCCAACTCGGATGCGTGAGTATCTCGACAAGTGCAACGATGCCACCAGCCTTGACTCCCCGGTCAACGGCATTGACGACAATGTTTTTGTGGTCGATGGCGTCTCTGCGGACACCAATGTCTTTGAGGACGTTGCCCTTGATATTGACATCGAGCGGCTTGCTGTTCTGATGGAGCGTCTGCAGCCGCGAGAACGTTATGTGATCGAAAAAATGTTTGGCATTGGTACTGGGGAGCCGATGACGTTCCAGCGCTTGGCTAAAGAGCTAGGCATCTGTCGGGAAAAAGCTCGCAACATCTACCACCGATCCCTTCGTAAACTCCAAACCTTTAAAAACCATTGAACTGCCCTAAGTGCGGCGGCACTAGCCACGTCTATCACAAGAAAACCGAAAGTAAGCGCGTCAGGAGGTATAGAAAGTGCCGAGTCTGTGGCGAGAACTTTATTACGGAGCAGTCATTTGAAAAAATCGTTCCAAAGCGTTCGGCTAGGCGGCTCTCTGATGATGATGTGCGTGAGATGCGTGCATACGCAAAGGAGATGGGGGTTGGTCCGTACATAGTTGGGGCGGCCTTTGGTGTAGCACCTGGGACGGTGCATGGTGTGCTTACAAGACGCACATATAAAGATGTCGCATAATGAGATGGCGAAATAAAAAACTGTGTGTCGGTCTCTTTAGTCTGGGCTACGCCTGAAGCCGAGCGGTTGATTGTAAAGATGGCCAGGGTCAGTAACCCTTCGAATGAAGAGAACTGGGGGACTGGGCCGAAGCTTTTAAAGTATCTCATTAAGCACAGGCATTGGTCGCCTTTTGAGATGGCCTCGATGTGCGTCAAGATTGAAACTGAGCGTGATATTGCGGCTCAAATCTTGCGGCATCGGTCGTTTTCGTTCCAGGAATTCTCGACTCGTTACGCCAAAACGGTGCCCGCAGAAGTGCCTTGGTTTAGGCGGCAGGACGAAAAGAACAGGCAGAACAGCTTCAATGACATTCATCCGACGCACCAGGAAGAACTACAGAAGAAGGCTGGGAAGCTGCTTGCGGATAGCTTTTTGCTGTATGAGCAGATGTTGGCCTATGGCGTGGCCAAGGAAACTGCCAGGCGGATACTACCGCTGTGTACGCCGACCTCGATGTATATGACTGGGACGTTGCGTAGCTGGATTCATTACATCCAGATTCGTGCCAGTGAAGATACGCAGTTGGAGCATCGGCGGATTGCGATTGCGTGCCGGGAAATCTTGAAACAAGAGTTTTCTATCGTTGCGGAGGCTGCGTTCGATAATGTTTAGAAATGGATTATGCACCGTTCCAAGTAGAACGCTTGCCTAATGGTTGGTTCCGTGTTTGCTCTCCTAGCGGTGCGATGTGTATTGATAGTCCCTGTGAATTGCGAGCAAGTTCAATCGGTAAAACACTGTACGCCTATTGCTCGACCCATTCTGCGATGCGGGCTTCCCGTGCCTCCGTCCAAAACTCTTGACCCACATACCACGTTCTCCAGTCGTGGCCTGACTTATGGCTATTACAGGAAAAACAGCAGCCAACCAGATTCTTTTGTTCGGTTAGGCCGCCTTTCCATTTGGGAATGACGTGGTCGAGGGTGGCATTCTTGCCGAGTGGTTCGGCGCAGTAAGCGCAACAGTAGTTCCACTCTTGGAGGATTTTGTCTCGGAAGCGTATCTTCGCTTGCTTCCGGGGTACTAACTCTGTCCCGTCAATCTGATGATCCATGCAGGCGCCCTTTTAAGGTCTGCAAGGTCTTCGCCCCAACTGTTTTGAGTGTAACCGCTTTAATTATTGCTTAATAACTTCGCAGGCCTTGTTATACAATTTAAGGCGGTCTTCGATGCCGTTATACCCTCCGTTTAGTACACGAGTTACCTGGTAAACATCTGTGCCCTCACAGATTCCTGCCCAGTTGTTTTCTTCGATCCAGCAGATCGCTGAGAGAAAAGGGTACTGTTCGGCAACGTAGTTAGCGCCTTCTTGCATAACCCTGTCGTCGGCCATGCCGTTACGTTCCAGCCAGTTGCTGAATCGTTGGTAGTTGTAGCGGCCAGTTAGTTGGATTGCGCCGCCGCCGAAGAAGATCTTGCCGTCGCCTGGGCCGTTGCCTAAGTCGCTGCGGTTGTCATACATGCGGGTGAAGTAGTCGTCGTCGCCTAACTCCTTCATCCAGCGGTAGCGACCGGTTTCGTGGGCCGTTTGCGAAACTAAGTGGCGGCGTTGTTGCACGCTGGTCATGCCAGTGCTGTAGATGAGCTTGTTTAAGTCGCTCATAAACTTGTCGCCAAACTGGTCAGGCCGCCAGCCTGAGACTGCAGCAACCTGTTCGCGGCTCACGAGCCACTTGCCTTCCTTGGGGGCTACGGCGGTAGACCAGGTTTTATACCACTCTTGATCGCGGTCGAAGCAGTCTGGACAGAAGTACAGAATTTGCTGCTCAAGTTCAAGCAGGCCAGCCGTTTGGTGGCCGAGCTTTTGGTAGTACTTGAACAGATCCAGAAGACGGATCGGCTTCATGTCACTTTTTGATTGAGCGCAATGCGGTAAACGCCATTTGGATCAAACTGTTGTCCTTCAGAGGGGACAGTGCAACGATTTCAGACGCTGCGGCAATTACGATCCAGAACGCTGGATGGGTGAAAATGTCTTCCATGGCTGCAATTTTTAGCTGCTTACTTTGATATTACAGATTCTGCTCTAACGCCCTGAGCCTTTTCTCATGATCGTCAAGCCTTTCTTTATGATCCGAACGTAATGCTGTGATTTGCTCAAGCACCAAGCTAATGCGGGCGTCCATAACACTGGAACGTTTGTCGAGACGCCACAACGCACCAGTAGCTGAAGCAATGATGACTGTTGCGACGCCGGAGAACACATCCACGGCAGGTTCTCCAGGGCTTCTCAGTCTATTCTAATGGGTCCTTTTTTCCTGAAAGAATTTCGACCGCACGTTTGTAAAACATGGTGTCTGTGCGGCCTTCTCTTTCCATGAGTTCCTTTATCTTTTTCCAGTTTTCGTAGGTGTGGCGATCCATTATTTCCCTTGTCCCCGGTACATCTTTTTATTGTGCCGAGGACGGGATTGATTGCCTTGACCCTGCCGAGTCTTTTTAGGTTTGCCCTTGACAAACTGTTTGCCAAGGGCGGTGCGTGACTTTACAGCCATTTTTTAATCGTCCGAGGGCAATGAGGCAGTGTAGGCAGCAATAACCGCATCAGTCCACAATGCAGTCGCTACAGCTTGGGCTTCACCGCAAGCGTTGTCCATGTCATCGCCAGGCTTGTGAACCATGCGGTGATAAGTACGTCCCACTTCAACACCGTCTTTTTCGACGATGTCTGCACGGCGGCATTGAATAATGCTGTGCGGTGGGATGATTTCAAGCTTGTACTCAGAGCGTTCGGTGAAAGCCATTTAGGAACTGCCGACTGGCAGGAACAGGTTTACAGCTTAGTTTTAAGCCTTTGCGGGCTAGAGGCTATTGAACTTGATATGAACCGGCGATATAAACCTGATTGTCGTTTGCGCCATTGCCAAAGTCATCCACGTCCATTCTTACTGGGCTGTCTCCAATAGTTGCATTCATTTTGTAGATGTAAATTTCAGTTGAGTTGCCTAGAACCCACGCCATGTAAGGATTATCGCCAGCAGGAAAATTGGATGAATATACGCTCACAGCTTGAGGTGTTGTTGTTCTTGAGGTAAAAGGCAAACCTGCAACGTTAACATTTCCGCTTGCATTGCTTACGCCCAAATCGTCAGTCCGAAGTCTGAGCCTAAAATGGCAAACATCTCCGATCCTTATATAGTTGCCGTCCTGCATATCATAAGTTGGGTCCCATCCCCCAGCAGCTGGGTCATATTCTGGCGTGAATGTTCCTTCTTCATATTCATCCATCACATATGTTCCACCATCAAAACTTAGGCCAACTGGAAAGTTCACATAAGTTTCATATGCTTGCATTACAGTTGTCGGGGTAACTGGCGTTCCACTTGTGACATTTGACTTGACTTCGAACTCAATATTGGCGTTGCTAGTTGAGTCTGTATTGACAGATATCCGCGCAGCATTGCCGGTTTGATCAGGCGTCCCACTGCGATGGTTAAATGTTACGTTTGCGTTTCCATAACCGTCATTAACTGTTAAAGCTGCAGCCCCACCGCCTTCACCAACTTCCCAATAACTGCCAGTCGTTGAATATCCGCCAGTGCCGGTATCATTGTCATCTGATCTAACAAATGATGAAGCGTGAAGGTTATCAACAGTGTCGGCGTTATCTGCGCTGGTGGCATTAGTCGCGTTTGAAACAGTGCCAGTCCAAGTGCCAGTAAGCGTTCCACCGGCTGAACTCGTGGCTAACTTTAAATCACCGTCGTAGTAAAGATCTGTTGCCCCGTTTTTAGTGTGTTTTAAAGCCCAATGGTTATTAGTGTCGTCATAAAGGCCAAAAGTAGTGCCGTTATCCATAAATACAGCACTGGCGTCGATTGCATAACCTGAGTACCCACCAGTTGCGCCACCTGTAACTTTTACGGAACCATAAGTGCCGGTTGAATCAGTAATCGTTCCACCGCCGGTAACAGCGAAACTTGGTGCAGTAAGTGTTCCGGTAGTTGAATCAGACGCATCACTGCGTAAAAATTGGCTCGCTTCAAACCCGTCAACAGTATCGGCATCAAGGTTTGTTGAGTCAACTGAAAATGTAATTCGACCCAAGCCAGTATCACCTGCGCCGAGGTTGGTAATGTTGATGTTGCTGCCAGCCTCGACGTTTGCACCGTCAAGAACAGTTACGGCCGCACCTGTTACACCCTGCGCTGTGCGGTAAACAATAAGGCCCTGAGATGTATCAAAGCTAAGTTCACCATTTGAGCCAAGGTCGCTTTTTTCCTTGTTAGGTAGTTCAATCTTTGTATTTACAGTAATAGTGTCGCCGTCAACAGTAGTTGCATCGACAGTGGTGGCAGTGATTGTGCCGTTTACATCAAGTGCAGATGAAGGTGATGCTTGGCCAATGCCGACATTTCCTGAAGGATCGACTACAAGCCTTTGAGTACCTGCGGTGGAAATTGCAACGTTGTCGTCTGCAGGCGAAAAAATACCGGTGTTAGTGTCTCCGTCAAATGCAACATCAGGTGCTGCGGCACTGCCAGCATCATCCAACAACAGCTGACCAGTAAGCGTTCCACCGGCCAAAGGTAGTGACGAGGAACTGGCCCAGGTGGTTCCATCCCAAATTTTGAGGATTGCCGGTGTGGTGCTTGTATCAAGCCAAGCTTCGCCGATTGAATTGCCTGTAGATCCACCAGTAGCTGGTGAACTGTTTGGTGCAGACGTTCCAACCGCGATTGGACCTACTTTGCGGATAGTGCCGCCTGCATCTTTAAAAAATAGACCGGGCTCTGTTGCGTTGGTATTTAGAGCAATTTGCCCATCAGACAACCCTGCAGCAGTGGGGCGCTTGTTTGCGGTATTGGACCGCACGTTTTGAAGTGCCATTCCTTAACGGCGCAAAAGCGCCCGGATTTAACTTTATTTATTTTAGGCGTCAGTAAGTTCCGTCATCCAGCTGTGAAGTCAGGGCAACAGTTCCAGAAGCGTTTTGGAACGTCACGGTCCTATCGGCAGTGGGGTCTTCCACAGTCAAAGTAGTTTCAAAATTGTCGGGCGACGGACCTTCGAACCGGAACGTACCAGTCTCACTGATGGTGACAATGCCTGTAATTTCGCCACCGGCTTTGGGGAGGGCCGCGTCAGCAACTACCTTGGTGACGCGAACTGCGTTGGCAGTCGCGGCCTGGGCAACAGACGTAGAAGTTGTGGTGTCGTTGAGTTGAACAGCACCGACGACTGAAGTTGTGGCCGCAACGATCTTGCTGCCTGAAATTGCAGCACTGCCGCTGATGTCGGCATTGACAATCGAGCCTGCGGCAATCGCGGTTACGCCGCTATTACTGATCGTTACGTCGCCAGTAACTGCGGTGGCGGTTGGTACGTTTGAACTATTGCCGATGACTAAGTGGCCGCTGGTCAAAGTGGCGAGTTTGCTATAGGAGATGCCTGCGGCAGCAGAGATGTCAGCATTGACGATCGTTCCATCCAGAAGCATCGTCGAGGTGACGGTGCCTGTGTCTCCAGTCGTTACGACGGTTCCCGAAACATCAGGGAAGTTGATGGTGCGGTCGGCGGTTGGGTCGACAACACCAATCGTTGTTTCTGCTGTGTTGGCAGTTGCACCCTCAAACAACAGCGAACCGGTTTCACCGATGTGCAATTCACCGGTAATTGTTCCACCGGCTTTGGGCAGTTTTTCGGTGTCGAGTTCGGTGATTGCTGTTTGTACGTTTGTTGATGCAATAGAGCCTTGCGGCGTGTAGCTGATATTTGACGCTTGCTGAGAGGCGATAAATGTGGATACCTCCAGGCGGTCGTAAGTAGATCCGTTGGAAAGGATAATGTCCGGTGGGTTTAGTGCTACAGCCGGGGCGGGGGCCGTTCCAGTACCGGCGACACTGACGACCAAGTAGTACTTGAGGTTGTCGGCGCTGGCGGCGGGTAGTGCGGAACCGGCTGTAAAACCGGCGGCTTGACCGGCAGTCGTTACAGAAGCAATAGTGTTGGTGTTGGCGTCGTAGGTTCCGCCGTAAATAATTTCACCACTGGTAATGGTGACAGGCTGGTAAGCGTTGCCGTCGTAGATATAAAGGTCTTCATTACGAGAATCGAAGAAAAACTGACCTTTGTAATCAGCAGCAGGGAAAACAACAATGCCGCCACTATCATCCGCACCACCAAACTTGGCGGTGGAGTTATCGGCCATCATCGTGCCGGTAATGTAATCAGCCGCAATGCGGCCAGCAGGCAATGTGCCGCTCGTTAGCTTATCTGCGCCGTGATCTGGTACATCAGCTGCATCGAGGCTTGCACCTAGGGTGACGATTCCTTGCTCGTTGACTGTTACCTTCGTAAACGTTGCTTCGTTGGCAATTTGCGCTTGGTCTGGGATAAAGATATTGCCGGATGCGTCAACTTCTAGGCCGGAGGTCGCTGGAACGATCACCGCACCAGCGTCACTTGAGGTGGCGACAGGGAGGTCGGTTCCGCTTAGAGATCCTGAACCAGTGACTAAACCATGCTCATCAAATGTGATGAGTGGGGCGGTCCCTGGAGTAACGGCGTTGTTGATGCTGATGTCACCGGCGGCATCCACGGTGAGGCCGGAATCGGTGGGGACTGAAACCGCGCCAATCGAGGTGGCCGTTGCTTCAGGAAGATCGGCGGCAACGAGTGCCGTGGTCCCCGTGATGTGGCCTTGAGCATCGAAAGTGATGCCGGAGGTTGTGTTTGGGGTGATGTCGTTTGTGTGGCCGATGCTGCCGGACGTCTTGTCGAGTCCTCGATCCAGGGCAGTTGAAATGACCTTGGCAGCTGTGACGGTGTCAGCTGAAAGCTTTGCACCATCAATGCCGTTGGCGACTTTTGCGTCGGTTACGGCGGCGTCAGCAATCTTGGCGGTGCTTACTGCCGAAGCGCTGATTTTGTCCTCGGTTACGGCGTTAGCTGCAATCTCTGTACTCTCGACGCAGTTTGAAGCCAGTTCTTGGTTGGTAATCGAGTTGAGTTCGATGTGAACTGAGCTGACACTGCGGTCTGCAATCGCTGGTCCAGTTACAGCATCAGCAGCTAATTTGGCGGCTGTAATAGAGGCATCAGTAATTTTTGCCCCTGGTATTGAGTTGTCGGTAAAATTTGTTTTTTCATAGCCGATAGTCCCGTCAATGATGTTACTGTTAGCAACCGCATTTACGCCGATTTTTGCATTAGTTACGGCACCTGCGTTAATTTTTGCTGCTGTTACTGAGTTATCTGCGATTTCAGTTGTTGTTACAGCGTTTGCTGCAATAGCTGTTGAATCGATCGCTCCAACAGCAAATTTGCTGGTTGTAACTGCGCCATCGGCAATTTCATCTGTGCCAATAGCCCCGGCTTGAACCTTTGAACTATCAACAGAATCTGAAGCTAAAGCACTTGCCCCTACTGCACCATCGACGATTTTTGCACTTGTAATGCTGTCGTCTGCAAGGTTTGCCGTTGCGACGGCAGCGCTACCAAGTGCTGCATTAACGACAGAGCCGTCGGCCAGTTTTGCAGAAGTGACTGCGTCATCGGCAATCTTGCTTTCGGTGATTCCGCTGTCCGCAATCTTTGCAGTCGTGACTGCATCTGAAGCTAAAGCACTTGCTCCTACCGAACCATCAACAATTTTTGCGCTCGTGACGCTATTGTCTGCAAGGTTTGCCGTTGCGACGGCAGCGATACCAAGTGCTGCATTAACGACAGACCCGTCGGCCAGTTTTGCAGAAGTGACTGCGTCATCAGAAATCTCAGTTGTGCCTACTGCACCATCTTGAATTTTTGAACTATCAACAGAATCTAAAGCTAAAGCACTTGCTCCTACCGAACCATCAACAATTTTTGCTGCTGTTACTGCGTTGTCTGCAATTTCAATTGTTGTTACAGCGTTTGCTGCAATTGCTGTTGAATCGACTGCTCCAGTGGTGAACTTGCTGGTTGTAATTGCGCCATCAGAAATCTCAGTTGTGCCTACTGCACCATCTTGAATTTTTGAACTATCAACAGAATCTGAAGCTAAAGCACTTGCCCCTACTGCACCATCGACGATTTTTGCACTTGTAATGCTGTCGTCTGCAAGATTTGCTGTTGCAACAGCGGCACTAGCAAGTGCTGCCGTAATAACAGAGCCATCGGCTAGTTTCGCAGATGTAATTGCATCATCTGCAATTTTTGCTGTAGTGACGGCAGTATCTGCAATCTTTGCAGTTGTTACTGCGGCGTCGATGATGCCTGCAGTGACAACGGCGTTGTCTGCAATTTTGTCTGCGTTTACAGCATCGTTGGCCAGTTGGGTCGTGCCAACCTCGCCAGATACAAGTTTCGCTCCAGGGATTACACCATCGTCGATCAGGCTGACGACACCGCCTTGTACTAGGTCTTTACTGCTGATCTTTTTAGTTTCACTTGCAGACGTGTCTTCAATAGGAAGAACGTCATCTGCGCCGAGATCAGCCTGCAGAAGTTCAGGAAGATCTACAATTTTTACGTCTGCCACGATCGACTGATCTCACTACGAGATCATTCTAGGCTTTAGAAATCAGTAAGCAGTGTGCCCGCCCCAGTCTCTTGATATTGACCCAATGAAAGTGTATCACCGCTAAAGGTAGTGATGCCCCTTCCAATATCGTCTTGGGTTTTCAGCTTGATAGTTCCTGTAGTTACAAAATCAGCCACAAGTTCAATCGCTGCACCTGCTGCGAAATTTAAAGCTGCTGAAGTAATCCGAGCAGTGCACTCATAAAAAATCAAATCTGCGTTGGCATCTGCTGTGCCGTAAGGTTTTGGACCTTCAGGTACAACATAAAATCGACCCAAAAATTCACTACCTAGTTCGGTTCGCAGTACAAGCTGACTAATGAAATACGGCAATTCAATTAGTTCGCTGGCAGTGGCGCTGTATGCAGGATCGCCAGAATTTACTTTGTAATCAAAAAAGGCTGTTAAACGGCCGTTTCCAGAAATCAAACCTGAAGTGGATCTGCGAAAATCGTCGGAAAGAGCTGTAGTGTCAACTGCTTCCCTTTCTGTGTTCAATTCGTAGGAAACCACTTGACCTAAAAGCTTGTATGCAGTTCCCTGAAGTCTTATAATAACATCCGCTTCTGTATACAAATTTTTAACAAGACCTATCCGATCGTCTGCAGTATTATTAACTGCTGACACATAATTGTGAAAGAAATATACGCCGCCTGCATTGTCTACATGAACGTACCCCACGAATTTGGCTTTTGATTCATAGCCCTCAAGAAAACGTAAAGTATAACCAAAATATTTGTCTCGATGAACCATCTCTATTCGGTCGCCTGTAACGAGAGGCAAAATCCCGCTTGGGGTTCCCAACTTTGTAAATACCAGCCGTTTTCTTGAGACGTTTATGTCACTATTCGCCACAAAAGCCTCAAACTTTTCCACTCTTGCCGCGTTGGAGCGGCGAAGTTCTACTTTGCCCTGCTCACCTAGTAAGACAGCCATTACAGTTGAAGGGTCTGGTAATCTCCGGTCATAGTAAAGCTTAGATCAGCAGTCATAACATCGCCTACAGTGCAAGTCACATTGACTGAAGTAATGTAAGCTTCAAAATCAATATCTTTGCTTCCATAACGAAGTTCAAGCCGGTGAGCAGTAGGCGTTCCAGTAGTCAAACTTTTTCCGAGGATAGTTTTAAGCGTGTTGTTATCGTCGTGGTACATGATTGTTGCCGTTGCAGTCGCACTTTTTAAACCTGGTACATACTTTCTTGCGTCATCACCAAGATCAGTCGTTTCCAAGGTGTCTACAGTTCCCGTAAACGCCCAGTTACGCACATTCACTTGGGTCTGTCCATTAAAGACAAGAACTCCGTTTTGCCCGGTAAAGACAGCCATGATGTGTGCCGGTAAGTGGCCAGTGCTTCAATTCTAGCCGTCCAGGTAGGCGTTAAAACTACACTCGACTGACGACACGCCTGGGAAGACGCTGGTGACTTTGGGTGGTTCGGTGTAGCGCCACCGCAAGCCTCCTGGCTGGCCAGCAAGATAACCCTTTAAAGTGGGGGTCGTTAAGTTAAAAACGCCGCTTTCTGCATCTAAACCGTTTAGTACCGGGTCGCCGTTAGCAAAAAATACGTAGTCCCAGTCGTCATTGACACTGATGTAGTTTTCTATAATTTCTTCGACTTTGTCGTTGGTGATATTTTGGAAGGACAACGTTAGCTTTGCATTGACACGTTTGTTGCTGTAACGCATCACACTGGTTGCGCCGTTCTGTGCCTCGAATACGGTCTGAGGAAACGTACCAGGGTCGAATGACCTGGCTGAAGGTGTTATTTGAGGGAACCGGCGCGGTTTATTAGCCACGAATAGAGAAGTCTGCGTTACCCCATTCTAAGATTCGTAGTCTGCCTTGATCGTCAAGTGGTACTTCCGAACCACTCAGCTCGACGAGTCCTTCTTCTGCATAGGAAAGGGTTTCAACCTTGTACATGCGGTTAGTTGTAGTGGTGTTTTTAATGCTGAAGACCGTGCCGAAAAACTTAGCTTGCTTTGCTTTACCACTCTTGACGGTCATGGTGGATTCTTGCACCGTGGTTTTTCCGGGCTCCCAGTGGAACACGCTGTAGTTTCCGTCCGCTAAAGCTGTACGAGCAAAAACTGTCCCGTCTGGTGCGATGCTGCCTGTGTTGAAACGGCTGGTGTGGGTGGCTTCACTGACTACACGGAAATACTCACCTGGTTCGAGTCCCATCGCAGCTTGTGGTGTTGTTTCAAACTTGATGCCGTGAGAGACGTGTTTACGTACCAGCAATGCGTACTTTGCAAAGCGGATCGAGTGAGTACGGCTGGCACAAAAGCCGCTAAGGTCGAACGTTTCTTCTGGAAGCTTGTCTAATTCTTCTTGTCTGATCTCTTTCCCGTTGGCGTCTGTGAGTGCGGTTACGGTTACGGAACGAACTTCTGGGAAGCCGTTTTCGACATCCTGTCTGTAGAGAACTGTGGCCCGGAACATTTGGCGCTCTTCTGGTGTCAAAAAGCTCACCTGCATCTTTCGGATGTTGCCGTCCGTGAAAAGGGCTTTTGCTTTTACCTTTTGATTGAAGTCGATTTCATAGTTTGTTTTGTATGGGACAGATGGTGCCAAACTAAAACGACCTCCACGAATCGTGAAGTCAAGCAAGTTGTAGGCCGCGTTCTGGAAGATGAACTCACGGAGATTCTGTGGTTCGCTGATGACACCGTTCCAGAAAAAACCGTTGGCCTTGCAGAACTGCGCTGCTTTAGCCATTTCCCAGGTGTCCACTTGGTCTTTGCCAACGGTTCCGCCAGCACCAAAGGTTGGATCAGTTAAAAGAGCGTGGGCAATTTCGGGGAAGCAGTCGGAAGCACTGTTACCAGTGATATAACCAGAGTTGACAGCATCGGGATTAAGCCGGTCAATCTGGATCCCTTTCTTTATGTAGGCAGAGAACTCGCCGAAACTTGACCACTCTTTTCCACTGGCTAAGCGGATACCAGCGATTGCAAGGTTTGCATATGTTGCAGGTGTTTCAGTCTTTTGCAACTCGTTTACATAAGCAATCGAGTGCTCTGGTCCGTTGAAGTGGCTCCCTTCTTCAGCGTCATACATGTAATAATCTGCGATTGCATTTCTAGGGTTTAAGTTTTTGCCGTCTTCAAACTGCTGCTCAATGCCGTCAACTTTAATCGTAAATCTATTTGAGTATCCGGGAATCTGGAACCTAAGTTGGTCCCCTACTTTGTAGTCCTGGCCACCGTTACGAACACTCCAAATAGCTGCATCTCTACCGCCCGATACCTGCCAGTAAGAGTAGTTCAAACTTAAACCAGAACCCGACCCATCGGTCGGTGAAAGGCTGCCTCTTTTAGTGGGAGGTAAGGTAGCACGTTCCCATTTTTGTTCTGTTATTTCGTAGCGAATAGTATTGCGCCCATTTGATTCTTTGTCTCCGTTTACATACCGGGTGTTTTTGCTGTCTTTTACAGGGCCGCCATTCCAGTACTTTTCAACACCGGTGACTTTACCGCTATTGTCTACCCTCTCGATGTAGTAGTTAGATCCATCGTATCGAGTTTCTTTGGCTACCCACTGGTATTCACTAGGTGGTGTGTGGTATGACGTCGGTGATACATCAGTAACTTGACCTGGTTTAACTTCAGGTGGTTTACCTCTAAACCACTCTGGATTTTCTGTGTAAACATTTGAAAGCGTTATTTTTTTACCGCTGTAAAAGACTCGATAGCCGTTGTGGGAAAATTGGTCGGTACTCGTTCCATCCATTAGCAGTACACCTCTACCACTACTACTACTATAATACTTTAATACATAGTTTCCGCCGACAGGCACAAAACGGTATTCATATTGATCGCGTCCAGGTGGATAAATGCGAATGTAATTAAACTGTTCTCTAGGTGATTGACCACGAACGCAAAAAACCTTCTTATCGTTAATCGATACCCATTTATCGTCGCCAATCCGTCGAGCCTGCAGAATGAAAAAACTTAGTCTGGTGACGTACTTACTCATGCCGCCCAAGCTGATGTTGCCGTTTTCTTTTTCAAATTTTTCGATAGTTTTAGAACTTGGCTCTGTATTTACATTGGGAAAACCGTTAATTTTGCGCCAAACGATGGATTTCAGGCCAATTTCAGTTGCATCGCAGGCTCTATTGTTAGTTACCGCTCCAACTGAAGCACGTAAAAGTGTTGGTTTTTCGTATGGGTAATTTGTGTCTGCGATTCCTTCGATTTCGACAGTCTGCATTGCAGCATCTAAACTGTCGCCATCGAAGTACTCAGAAACTTTAAATGTATAGGTTTTATCAGTTCCTGGTTCCCATAGACGATCACGACCGCTAGTGCATTTAGCCAAACACGCACCAATCGTGTACTGCTCCCCTACAGATAGTGCCTCGTCGATGTCAATTCTGCGTCGGTCAATCGACTGCCTCACATCTTCTGTGCCCCAGGTGCCGTAGGCGTCGTCATCTACAGTATCCTCCGCAATTTTGTATTCAAATGTCCTGTTGCTGTTGTTCCTTGAGGTAAGCGCGGCGTAAACGGGAAAGTCTGCTTTTACCTTATCTTTTTTGGCTCGTGCCGCCTCTTTAGGCTCTTTACTAAGAGAACTTTGAACAAGAACAAGCTCATAGTTGACCTTATACCTCATTCCGTTGGGAAACGGGGAGTAAACGCCAAATTCTGTTTGTGAAGATGGGGTACGCGCTCCAGAAAAATACTTTTCCCATTGTGTTTTTTTGAGGCCTTCGTGCCAAATAATGGAGAAAACGTCGCCGTCTGGTGAGAGGTTGTGTTTGTCCATTGTTCCGTTGGGGTAACGGAATGGTGCTGTGTCTTTGATGCGGTTGTTGTTTTTGAAGCCGTCTGCAAAATACAGCGCAAATTTGCCGTTGGGGTAGTCCTTAAGTAGGGTGTCGCCGATGGCAAAACCTTCGAAGTCTGGTTCGGTTTCAAGGCGGCCATGGCTAAAGAGCATGATTGCTCGAAGCTCTTGGTAGGCTTTGCGGCTGAGAAGTTGTGACCACAGCAGCGTTGAATTGACTCGAACACCTTGGCGGCTGAACACCAGGGGGATTGTCGATCCAATCGTTGCTAGTTCTTGGAGCGAACCAAAGCTGGTCTGGGGAGTAAACCTGGAGCGGCCTGTAGAGTCGTCGGTTTTTAAACTAAGTTGTTTTTGGCTGTCTTGCGCTTTGGGCTTTGGCGCAAGCAGAACACTGACTGCAGTCAGCGCAATGCCAATTGCAATTGTTATTAAATATGGCGTTGCAGGACCATTTTGAACATCTGGTAAATGCTCATAATGTTCACTACGTGTGCCGTTGTACGCTTCAGCTTGGTCTACAAAAAACCAGTATTCGTCTTCAGTTAAACCAACGGCGTTGCAGAGGTCTACTTCGTACTGGAGTAGAACGCGACGACCGGCAGGTTTTCTGTGGGGGACCATGTCACCGCCGACCCGACGAAACTCAGACATCCCTCTTCGAAATAAACAGCCATGCCATAACCTTCATCAGCTCGGCATAGCGCGACTGTTCCTATTGTAGGTTTCTCGACTTTGGTGCCCCAACGCTCCAGCTCTTCGCGAAAGACTGAGTAGTCCTTGCGGCGTAACCTTCTGTACCAATCGCGTGTTGGTTCTGTGCTCTCGATGCCGTAGTACGCCAGGACTGTTCGTGCTAAAGACAGGCAATCGGCAGTTCCGTGCTTTACTGGGTCGCTGCCCAGTCGGTACTTCATTCCGATCAGCTTGTAAGGGTTCAACTGTTCTGGATTTGAGCACTTACAGGTAACGCACCAACCTGCTCGGTCGTTAAAACTGCGTGGGGTGCCGATACGCCGACTGCGTCAATACTGCTGCTCAACGTAATTTCGATGACTTCTGGGTCGTAGACCATACTTGCGGCAATCCAGTGCTCTGATGTGAGTTCGCGTTTTACCGTGAAAGTGCTGGGGTCCATGACGCAGGTCGTTGCTTGCACGTTCCAGCGAGTAGTGATGGCCTCGTAGGCGTGATCCATGCTGATTCGGTTGTTTGCCAGGACCAGCTGAGCTTCCATGTTGTCGCCAGTTCTGTTTTTTGCCGCTCCTTGGTAAATAAAGGACAGGTACTTGTAGCTGTAGTCAATAGCTGGTACAAGAACCCTGGCGTCTGGGTTTGTGTCTCCTTTTGAGATAGTCGTTCCTGGTTGGCTGTTTTGAAAGCGGTGCATAACACGGTTATCTGCATTCCGCACAACAATGAAAGTTGTGATGCCGACGAGTGTGCTCATAATCCAACCCTCGCACGGTTAGAGCGCGAATTCCTCATTGACTTGAACGTACCAGCCTCACCCATCTTTGCGCCGTCCTTGGCGGCTTTACTCATTCCGGCGCGGAACTGCTCTTCGGTGACGAAGTTCATTCCGTTGATCGAGGTCACGTTGTAGTTGACGTTGAGGGATCCGCCGCCACCGCCTGATCCGCCAGCGCGATAACGATCCATCGCTTCGGATGTGTTGCTGTGGACGTAGCCGGATTGGTTGCCCGTGGTGAGCAATTCAGGGCCTCGTTCGCCAACTAAGTAGGTGCTGTTTGGTCTAACTGGACCGCCGTTGGCTCTACCTGCAAATGCACCGATAGATGCCGCTTGTGAACCAAGGTCGCCGCCTGTCAAAATTCCCAAGGCTTTCATGACCAGTGCTTTGGCGATCATTTGGGTGGCCATGTCGATAAAAGCTTTGCCAATGTTGGCGAACATCGTGCTCATTGCCTCTTCGACGGTTGTCGTTCCAGTGATTACGCCTGTGATGGCAGAGGACATCGCATTTGACATCTCGCTGATGACTGTGTTTGACATGTTGATAATTTGTGCATTTACGTCGTTTATTTCGTCTCTTAGTTGGCCTATGTACTGCTGGAGTTCCAGGGACTTTTTCAGCGCGTCTGAATCCAGTACGTCTTGCTGTCTGGATTGCACATTTTGAGTAACTTTGTTTCTTTGTCCCAGTAAAAGTTCGCGGAATGTGTCGAACTCTTTTCCTTTGGGAAGAGCATCAATTACTTTATCAATAGCAGTGGCAACTTGTTCTGCCTCAAAAGCTACTTGGGCTAGTTCCTCAGCCATTGCTGGAGATACACCCTTCTCTAGCTCAATGCGAGTTAGCTCTAGCATCCTGTTTTGAACTGCTAGAGCTTCAGTGGATTCCCTTACTTTTCCTGCGTAGTTTTGTAATATGCCGTTTAAAGTTTGGATTAGACCTGCATCGGCTGTTTCTAGTGCTTGCTTTTCTTTGATTGCAGCAATCTGTTTATCAAGCTGTTTTAGTAGGTTTTCGGTTGCGGTTTGTTGGGCTGAAATGTCTTGAGCGGCTACAGCACCCGGACCAGCAGCTATACCCGTTACCTCGGTAGCCTGCGGAATTGTTTGCTCAAAATTACTAAATTCTGCCCTCATTGAGGACAAAGCGCTGTTTAGAGCAGTAATTGTGCTGTCGACTTTGGCGATTCCAATGTCCAGCTCTTCAATTTTCTCTTTAGTGCGCTGAATATCACGTACGCCGCCGGTAGCCCGGCCTCTTCTGTCAAATTCGCCGCCGGTTCTTCCTTTTTTCTCTGCTTCTAAAGCTGCTTTTTGTGCCTTTGCTTGTTCTAGCGTTGCTTTAAGTATGGTCTGTGCTTGGAAAGCAGCAACGCCTGACTCGAAAACTGCGATGGAACGCCGCTTTTCGAGGACTTTTTGACGTAAAGCTTCGACTCTGGCTGCGGTGTCTTCATTAAAACGTGCGATTGCTCGGGCGTTGTCGAGCTTCAGTCTTTCAATCTTTACAGCCGCCTCCTGGGCTTTTAGCTGGATTTCTTTCTCTGAGATGACACGGTCTTCTTGTGCAGCTTGGACCTGCAGCTTGTACTTCTCAACCGCGTCGGCAATTTGAGCACCAATACCTGCTTGTGGGTCGCCGGAAATGGAAGCGGCAAGATTTCTGTAGGTGGCCTGCAGTTCTTGTGCAGTGGCACGTCGCTGCTGGTTGAACTTCGTGAGTTGTTTTTCAAAATTAAGTTCTGCCTTGCGCTGTTTGAATTGCAAATCCTGAAGTGCTCTTTCGTTCTTAAGTCGTTGGTCAAAAATCTTACGTTCCACGCTGAGCGCAATAAGCTCGCGTTGCTTTTCGATGTCGAGGTTGAATTTTGCTATCTCTTTGTTTTGCTGGATTCTTCTGTCTGCGAGCCGGTTGATGGCTGCCAGCTCGATCGCTTCTCTGTCTTTAATACCTTTTTGTTGAATCTGCTGGATTTGTCTTTCGATGTTTGCTCTTTCTTCTGCAGTGCGACCTTGGCCTAGGCGCTTCCGTGCTTCAGCAACTTCCTTCTCACTTGCAGCAATAGATTGAAGAATTTTTTGTTGAGTATCTAAGGCTGCTTTTTGTTCTGAGGTGAGCCCCACAGAGTCCCTCAAAATTTGATTTGAGGCTTCTTGGGTTTTTAAGTTTCTTTCTAGAGTGTCTGATTCTTTGAGCAGTTCTACCTGACGCTTTTGGTACTCTTCAGAACCTTTAAGGGCTGCTTCAGTTAAAGCATCGCCAATGCCGCCGATTTTTCCAATTTGACCGACTAGGGAGAGCAGCGCGTTAAAACCTACGGCTATAGCCTGCACAGCTCTTAGTGCAGCAGTCAATGCTTGGATAAACGGTGCGGCGATTACGCCAACGAGAGTACTGACGGAACTAAGGACACCTTTCCAAGCTTTTTGTAGTTCCGAAAGGCTGCCGGAAACTAGTTGACCCAGCTTTCCTTCAAGGTCGCCGGTTTGTTTGGCTGCTTCTTGGATGGCTAGTTTTTGTGCGTCTTCCCCACGCCCCACGGCAGTAAGGGCCTCTACCTGCCTTTCGAGACTTGCGGTGACTTCGATGCCAGCTTCTCGTAGGCCCTCCATATTTGAGGTTGCCAGAGATAAAGCATCCGCAAGGTCTGCTGCTCGTACGACTGCCGTATCAAGGAAATCCCCAATCGCGGTGCCTGCCAAAGAACCAGCAAATCCGCCGATTCCTAGTGCTTCACCAAGTGCTCCACCGATTGCACCGCCCGCTGCGGCTCCTGGGCCTTGACCGAACAACAGCGGGAACGCTCCACCGATAATTGCGGAGCCTTTTTGTTTGCTGGTGAGTGCTTGCTGTTTCTTAAGTTCTTTACTCTTTTCCCTCAAGAGTGCGATCTCTCTGTTCAGACTGGCGAGAGCTTCTTTAGCGTCAGTTAATCGTGCAGTACCAGCAAGGTTTTCCGCTCTAGTAAGTTTTTTGCGTGCTCTTGCTACGCTCAGTCCTTGTTCAGCAAATGCATTTATCTCTTTTTGCCTTCTAGATACTTCAGACTTGTTTTTATTTATCTGAGCTTCTTGGTTTGCAATTTTTCGGTTCGCTTCGACTATACGTCCCACTTCTGTGGCGACAGCCTGAACACCTTCTATATCTCCTGCACCTTTAAAAACATCAAAAGCAGCTTGAAGTTCATCTAATGCTTTTCTATCTTCGGCTTTACCAACACCGATGTTATTAGCTTCTTTAAGCCTTCTTCCATACAACCTAACAGCAGCATTGAGCTTAATCTGTTGAATCAGCTGTCTTCGCGTAGCTTTTGTAGCGTTACTAGCTTCGTCTACAAACTCTTTTGCGCCATCTACTGCTTCTTTAATTGCTTCCTGCTGAGCTACGTTAAGTTTGCCTTGTTTATTTATTTTATTGATTTTATTTTCAAGGTCGTTTAGCTGTTTTTCAAGTTTCTTTAAACGGTCCGTGCCAGCGACAAGCAGATCGATCTTAGCCTGATAGCTTGCCACGAGCTGCTTACGTCTGTTTTTCTACTTTAGCGGCGGCGGCGCTTTGCTTTCTCCATTGCCTTCTCTTGGTCCTCATTAAGGATGTGGAAGTAGGCGCTCCAGCCGATGAGTTCTTCTGGGGTCATCGTTGCAGAAACTTGCGAGACGCTCATGCCCAGTTCTTTGGCAACGCCAAATTTGAGCATGAGCCAGTTGTCTTTGCGTAGCTGGGCGCTCAGGATTTTGGGTCCAGTTCTTCAGACTCTTCGTCGGTCAAAACCGCAAGCATTAGAGTTTGGAGATCCTTGTCTTTGACCTCGTGCTTCAGCACGTCAATCTCACCAGCACTGAACAGCTTGTTGCCGTTTTCGTCTTGGGCTTTGCCAATCAAAAGCTGGAGTGCGAAGGCGTTGGCGTCTTCAGACTTCGCATTCTTTTGAGCACGCTCACGCTCGGCCATGGTCAGCGGCGTCACGTACATCTCGAAGATCGTTCCATCCGAGAGTTCGACTTTCTTTTTGACTGGTTCGAGATTGGCTGCTTTGCGAAGCTTGTCGATTGCACGCAGAGTTGAGGCGGGCATTTGATCTGTTGTTGTATGGCATTAGTGTAGCGGTCAAACATTAAAAAGCCCCGGCGGATAACCGGGGCCAGTGATTTTATTGGGTTGTACCTTATCAGGACTTAGCGAAGTCGAAAGTCGGGGTGGTGGTTGGGCGGAAGTTGATTTCCACAGCCTGGGCGTCATCAGGGTTGATGGACAGGTTGGCGGAAGTCAGGTTTGCTTCGAATTCGATCGAGCGTGACTTGGTGTCGTCAACCGAACCACTGGTGAACACTTGGTCGGTGTAGAGCTTGAACTTGGCGCCGGTTTGGATACGCTGCAGCACGTCTTCGATCATCCGGTTGCCCAGAGAATCGTCGGTGTCGGTGAAGTAAACAGTGGCACTACCTGAACCGTCGGCGAAACCAGCGATGAAGGTTTTGAACGGCACGTACTGACCAGGGGTCTTACCGATCGTGGTCACATCGATCTCGTCACGAGTGATCTCAAAAGACCATTCACGAACCTGTGAAACGTTGGTGAATGAGTCGTACTCAACTTGAAACTTGTTTGGTGCGGTTGCGGTTCCTACGTCGGTGATCGTGATGGTTGAACCACCGGATGTGGCGGAGACTTGCATAACACCGGTGCTTGCGGTGTAAGCAATCACGTAGTAGGTCGTACCAGCGGTGATACCGGCGGGAAGAGTACCGGTGCCGCTGCCGCCGGTCGTGGTGTTGACGACACTAAATGAGACAGGATCGCCAACCTTAAAGTTGAGGTACGGGGCGACGGTGATGTCATCACCAGTGGTGTCAACATCGGTAGTGGCGAACTGGCCAAGGGTGCCAGCAGGTTTGTAATAGAGGGCACCGGAAGTGCCGGACAGAACGGTAGCGGCCATGAAAGCACCGGAGAATGAGGTTTTCTGCGGGCACTGCCCGGCTTTTTACAGGATAGCTGGTTTAGTTATGGCAGTACAGTTGCGCGATATGTGGCTTGAATTGTGCTTACAAAATGAGGTGACGTTTCATCTGCTGAAAATGATGGACCATCAATTTCTGTAAGCCGGAAAAAAGTTCCAGTAGCTGGTTTTGCTGCTGAATTAAGTGTCTCCATAACACCGACAGCTGTGGTCAAAAGTGTTTGGTTGCGGGCTGGACCTGAGCCTTTTTCCGTAAAAACACGAACCACGACAGCACCTTTTGCGTCGTCAAGGGTGCCTGTCAATGTGGTTTGGTTTGATAGACCAAAAGTTACGTTTACGCGAACATATTCAGTTGTGATGTTTTTTGGTGCGGCAGTGATGTTGTCGAAATAAACCGGTATTGCCGGAGACAGGTTGTTAAATGCCGTGAGTAACGGTTGCTCAATCGCTGCTCGGATTTTTTGGTAATCCATCAGCTAAAACCCTTCTTGCTGCCAAGAGGACCGTCTCTAAAACCAAGTTTAACGCCTTGGCCTAGGTCACGTTCCATGCCGCCGCCTCGGATGTAATTGTTGTACCAGTCCAGCTGTGCTGTGCTGACCGCTTTGCCACCTTTGGAGTTTTGAACTTGGCCCCTGAGATTGCCGGTACGTTTACCCCCCTCTACAACTGGTTTCTTCTTAATTGGAGGGATGATCTCGCCGTTATCGTCTTTTTGGCTTCGAAATCTTCCTTCCTCTAAGTCAAGGGCTTGGGGCGCGTAATCCATGCCATTGACGATTTCGTAGTACGCACCAGGCTTTAAATCTTTTACCTTGGATTTAGGGACGTTTCTTAGGTCGTAGCGGTACTCTTTCCCACTGGAACGGTTTCCTCCTGGGGATTGGCCTGGTGGGAGCGCGTACCAAGCAGAAGAAAATTCGCCTGAGTAGGCGGGACCGCTTTCTACTAGGCCGTTCATGATCTCTACGGAAGCTTGGCGTAAGCCTTTTTTGACGCTTTCAGTAACGTCGGGAATCAAATCTTTAAACTTTTTTGCTGCCATTACTGGGGCCTCGCGATGGCGGTGTGGAAAATGGCCTTGTCGCCGCGTTCCGTCACGATGTTGATCAGCTTGGCTTCGCGGGTTTCGCCTGCTTGCGTGTACTGGATCTTGTCGGCCTGTGTTGGGTAGTAGTCGCCAAGCTCCGACGCTCCAAACATAACCTTGAGGTCGGTGGTTTGGTACAGACCGTCGTATTCGCGGGGGTTGACGTTGGTGATCACGGCTTTGACCGTCACGTTGGTTTCGGTTTGGGTGATCGTTCCAGTGGTTGGGTTGTAGGTGCCGGGCAAGGTGACTTTGATGTAGGTGATGTCGCGGCCCCAGTCTGCAAGCAGAGTCCCTGGAATGTCGCCGAATATGTCGTCGATTAGTGCCATATCAACCTCGTACCAGCTTTACGGAGCGGGTGCTGGAGCCGGTTTGGGTGTAGGGGCCGAGGTAGGTGGAGACCCAAGGGAATACGTCCAAAATGGTGTTGACCATACCGGGGTTGAGGGACTGGGAGTTGTACTTGACTTCGAGGTCGCCGAGCTTGACTTCTTCGTAGGTGCCGTCGGTGCCTTTGCTGCCGACGAGGGCGTTTGGGTCGTTGGCTAGGCCGCGTGCCAGTTCGAAGGTGGCGACTTTTACTTCGTCTGGGATGAAGGTGCAGTCGATCTTGACGCCGTCAACCTTGTAGTCCTTGCGGGGCCACTTGAGGGCTTGCGTGGTAGTGCAGCGTTCCCCGTAAAACTCAAAATCATCAATAAAGCGAGTAGCGGATATAAGCGAACGGTTCTTTTGGTCGTCGGTTTTGTTCGTCCAGGTGGAATCATCTGGAGTCGTTTCAAAATAGGCGTTTGCCTCGGCCAGCGTTACATAGCTGTTGGCCGATGCTCCTTTAAGAGTGGCGTCGATTGTTGCAGCCACGGCCTAATACAACCTTTTTCCAAGTTTAGCTCTGGTGCGGCGCTTGGGCTTCGGTAATACACAAGCGTGATAGACCGTCGCTCCAGATAATTCGATCTGGGCTTGTTGTTCGTGTAGTCGATCACTTGGAATGTCTAAAAAACTTTTTGTACTATCCTTGATAATGAAAAGTCGCACCAGGTCCATGGTTGTCCGTAAAAGTGATTCGGATGCTTGCAGCGTAAAGAAAGTGGCCAAAAAAGAAGTCGAAAAGCCTCGCAAGCTCTCGGATGTGGCGAAGGAAGTCAAAAAGATGCGGTCCGAGGGGAAGACCGTTCCAGAGATTGCTTCTGAGCTTAAAGTCAGCTATGTGATCGTCAATCAGCTTGTATTACGTTCTTACAAGATGGTTGTGAGGACTGAAGAGGTGTTTAAGCGGCAGGAAGAGGTGCGGCTTGGTTTGAGCTGAGGCAATAAAAAAGCCCCCTTTCGGGGGCTCGTGCCTCGTGTCGAAGCCAGCTTATCAGGAATAAGCGGTGGTGTCGAACGGGGTGTTGACCAGGAGGCGCACGATGGGCACCATCTTGGTGGTCGCGAAGACCAGGTTCCAGCTGCTGGTGTTGGCCAGGTTGCCGGTGGTTGCGGCGTTGGTGGGGTTGTCGCCAGAGGCGGCCCACTTGGTGCCGGTGATGTGGTAGCCGTAGTGGTAGTCGACGGCCAGCACGTCCTGCATGGACAGGATGTTGCGGTCAGCGGCGAGGCGCAGATCCTGTTGGATGCCCTCGGACACAACGCCAGACTTGAACATGTACACGGGGTACTTGACCACATGAGTGGCAGTACCGCCGGTCAGGTAGGACAGCTGGTCGTCGATCACAACACGCATTCCTGCGAAGGTTGCGACTTGGGGATCGCCGATGCCGACACCGCCGCCGCCCCAGGTCACTGCGCCAGAGGCGGACAGTGCAGAGGTGCTGAAGGTCAGCATTCCGATCTGTTGCAGGTAGTAAGCAACAGCGGAGTGCATTGCGATCGTGTCGATCTCTTCGCCACGCTCACCCAGCTTGTTCTTGGCTTCAAGAACGTTGCCAACAGAAATGTAGTTGGCTTCAGCAGCGGTCGTACCAGAGACGGAAGCGTCGAACTGGTTGCCACCGAGGACGCCACCGGCAGAGATGCCGCCGAACAGACCCAGCAGTTGGGCTTTCAGGGTGGCAGTCTTCAGCTTGTTGATTGCTGCGGTCAGCTGGTTGCGGACGTGAGCCAGAGGATCAGCGCCTGAACCCAGCTTGCTGAGGTCATCAGCGGCATAGCTGAAGCCACGGTGCAGCAGGGTCATGATCTGCTCGTCGGCAGAGGTGCCCTGAGGGGTCAGGTAGCCAGCGCCACCAGTGCCCCAGGTGGCGTTGCTGAGGATCTGTTCCTCAGTGGGGTTGATGGGGTCATGGAAAGGCACGCGCACGCGAGTACCGCCTGCACGGGCGTCCAGAGCGGCGTTGCGCTGGACAATGCCACTTTGGATCCACTTGGATTGCTCGAAAATACCTTCAGAGGTGTACTGAAGGAACTCGGGGCGCGTAACCAGATCCGACAGGAATGTTCCGCCGGAATAGTTTTCGGAAATAGCAGCCATTGGAGGGGCCTAAAAAGGGTTTACGGGAGGCGTCCCACTGGGACTATTTCCCGGCCTCAGCTTTAAGGATTCGAGCTTTGTCTGGATCCTTCGCGAGAAGCATCATTTGCTCGGTGATGTTAAAGCTGTCCTTCAACCACGGGTTGGATTGGCCAGGAAGTGAGGTGGCGCGGGCACTGCCCGTAACACCCATTCCAGCAGTGTTACTAGCCGCAAAATGATGCTCGTAACCGCTGCCGGGATTTTTCAGGTTGGCCACATATTCGGCCACCGGAGTCTCGACGCCGCCGACAACAGCCACAGGCTGTCCGTCTTTGCTGCGAAGATTATCCTCTACTAGACGATACAGCTGATCCGGTGCAAGCGCACCAGCTGATGACAACTGGGAGAGCATATTTGAGCGGAGTTGTTCTTTCGAATACCCCTGCTTAATTTGCTCTACCTCGGCTTCTTTTTCGGCAAGTGATTGCTTCAAAGAGGATATTGTCGTCTGGGCATCGTCCCAGAGGGTTTTGTATTCGCCGGATTCGGCGAGGCGAGCTTCCTCAGCTTGTTTCTTGGCTGATTCGATTTCGCTCAGCTGTTGCTGCAGCTTGTCGCGATTTTCTTTGTCCTTGCGGCGCTCGTTGATCAGCTCGGAGTTTTTGGCTTTTAGGGCTTCGAGTTGGGCTCGCAGGTCTTCGTTAGCCACAGGCTGAGCAGCCTCATTCTCCACAGGAGATGGTGCTTGCTGTTCTTCAGACACAGGAAAAATTTACTCAGACGGTACTATTCTACAGGCGACTGATTAACTACATCAGCAGTATTTAAGTCTTGCTGAAAGGCGAGGGGAGTTGGTGCGGGGGTTGGTTCCGGTGCTTGGATCTTTGCGGCTTCTTCTTGGACATTGGTGCTGTCTGGCAGGATTTCGCCGCGACGAAGGATTTCTAGAAGCATCTCATCGCTAATCTTGCCGTTGCTATTTAGGTCAGAAAGAACCGCAACGTCTTGACCGATTAGGCGGTAGTAATCAAAGTCGCGGTCGATAGTGATTTCCGGTGGTTCGACACCGACGTACTTGGCGGCTAAACCAAAGGCTTGGTTCAGCGCACTTTCCAGTTCTTGGCTGATGATGGACAACACAGAGTTGCTTTGTGCTTGGTCGATACGCTTGGCCTCAGCAGACTCGGCAACAAACTTTTGGCCGAAGAGTTTGGTGACGCCCAACGTGGACATCTGGCTTTCCAGTGACTGCAGCTCTTGCATCTGGGCGTCAAAGCTCGTGGCGTCGGCTTGCACGTAATACGCCTTGTTGCCAGGCGTCATTGCGATGGCGTAGTTGACGCCCATCGTCGCTCCAGACAATGCGTCGTCCCAGCCTTCCAACACGAGTGTTGGCATTGCGGCGATGTGGAGTGCGTGGATTAGGTCGGCTTGGCGTTGGTAGTGCGTGATGTTGAGGTTGGCGATGTCGAGCAGCGGGGGTTGAGAGCGCAACATGCCCCGGCGGTTGCTGTAAATGGGCACCACTGGAATTTCGTCCAGGCTGAAGCCCCCGGTTTGGGAAAATTCGACGATGTCTTCGCCCAGCGTGTACAGGTCATAGCGGCCTGGGTAGATGACTCGCATCTGCTCGACCTGCTCTTCACCAAAGTCGTTTAGAGGGCGCGTTGCGTACTCGTGGATGCGGACTTGGGTGAGGGGGCTGCCGGGCATTGTGTAATCAGCCTGACGCCATCCCCAAATTTGTGCTGCGTCAACATGCACGAAATAGGGGCGACGGCCCATTGCACGCTCTTCAGCCAGATTGCGGGCAGCGGTTGCGGCGGGATAGTCGACAAGAATTGCGCTGTGGCCATAGGTAAGACTGCTAACCAGGGCACGACGCGCATATTCGTTGATGTTTGAGCCGAGGCCGTCGATGTTTTGGCTGAGTTCGAGCCAGTACTCATCGCCTTCGATGTGGATCGGTTTGCGGAGAATAGCCCCGGCGGCAGTTTCGATTAGGCGGCTGGTGTAAGGCGAAAGGACGCTGCGGTCGACGCGAACTTCATAGGCTGTATCGTCTTCTCGCGGTTCTTGCGGTAGGTATGTTTCGCTTAGATCGCGGATGTAGTTGGTGCCTCGCGTGACGGCGGCCATTACTTGCCAGTCCGCCATCATTGCGATGACTTCTAGGTCGCGGACGAAGGGCGACTCGCTGACCGAAGCGCCTGTTGGGGGGATGTTTGCGCTGTAAACCACGGTCAGTTGCCTACTTTAGTGTCATTTTGACAGATACTCACCACTTCACCCGATTCGCCCAATAAGCCGCTGACATCTTGCCTTTTGCGATGTTTTTTGCGTGGCGGGCTTTGAAAGACTTGTTGCGGGCCGTACCAGCCGGGCTTCCTTTGACGCCTTGTTGGCCGAAGCGAATAAGTTTTACTTTGTCGCCGTCTTTTGCGAGGACTGCGTGTGATTTTTTGGGGTGATTCGGGGTGCGTTTCGGCTTGTTGTAGCCAGAAAAGGTTTCGCTGCCGCGCTTAATCGACATCGTCTTCCACCGAGATCATGACTTCTATGCCTGATGCTAGGCGAACCATTAAACCGGCGAAGTCCTCAACGTCGTTGGGGGTCATGAATGTGAACGTGGCAATAGTGCTGTGGTTGTCTGCATCCACTTCGATGTGTTTGCAGT